AGAGTCGCTGATCCATCTGCGACTGTTGCAGTCCACCCCAAGACATGACCCGAGCCCAACCCCAAACGGGAGGATGTGAGGTTGATTGGGGGTGTGCCTTGGCCCAATGTGACGCCAATGCTTTCGTTACCAATTCGATAGAAACCCGTCGTGGTCTGGGCCGAGAACCCCAGACCCGGCGCGGCGGCGGTGCCGTCCCCCAAACGGATTTTGTCAATGCCGAAGACGCCGTGGGCCGCCGAGTGGAAAAGCCGGGGCATTGCTATTTTCCTCCGGGATATAGCGCGACTGCGATCGTGCCAGACGTAAACTGGCCCGACTTGACGCCGATGCGGATGAGCGCGCCGGGGGTCGGTTCCAGATCCCAGGCCTCGATGTTGGACGTAAGGGTCACCACGTCCTGCCACGTCGCGCCAGCGTCGAACGACCGCTGAAGCGTAACCGTAGCCACCCACGTTCCTGAGACGGAAATGTTGTAGTGCCCGGGAAACACCGCCGGTCCGCCGAAAGGATCGGAGAAGGTGTTCTGCGCCGTGATCGACGCGGATACCGGGGTGTTCGCCGTGTACGCCATGCCTGCCTCCTAGAACAATTCGATGTGGAGCTTGCCGCTCCCGAGGGTGGGAACCTTGATACCCGTGTACGGCTGCCGCTCATCGACCTCGTCGATCTCGACGTTATTTGCGCCCTGCGCGACGGACGACCATCGAACAGTTCCGGCGGTATCGGTGATCTCCGCGGCGTGCCCCGCAGTCGTCGCACCGACCCAACGGACGCCTTTGATCCGGTTCGGCCCTTCGTACAGGACAGCCGCACCGGGCGTGTCGATGACCCACGGGTTGGCCGTGGTTTGGTTAGCCATGCAGAACCTCCGAGGTGGATTAGAAGAAGAACGAGAAGACGATGAACGAGCCGTACCAGTACGTCGACCCTCGGCGCATGAGCCGTCGGTGCGGCGTGGCGGTAACGATCGACTCGCCCGCCGCGAACCCGAGATTCATCGCCCAGGCGAGCATCACACCCGGCCCTTCCGCGCGCCGACGTACCACTCGACGAGGAATGCGGCGTCCCATGCCGGGACGTCCAGACCGTGTTCCCGCGCGTACGCGAGCGCCCATTGGAGGGCTTCCGCGCGCTTCAGCGCGTGATCCTTCGTCGCGTGGAACGAGGGGTCTGCCGCGATCTTGTCGACCGCGTACTCAGCAGCGCGCGCGGCGGACGTGCTCAGGAGGGCGACCACCCGCCGCGCGGCGTCCAGTCGAGCCTCGCTCGAGGGCGACCGGAACGCCCAGACGAGCTTGGCGAGCCAGACGAAGTGACGTAGCCAGGTCATCCGCCGAAGATCCGCGCGAGGCCACCGCCACCGCCCGGCGCTCCGCCGAAGATCCGCGCGAGGCCACCGGGCGCAGCGGCGCTCTCACGCTCGTTGACGTAGATGCCAGTCGGAAGCTGGTACTCACGGGCGCTCGACTCCTCGCCGTCGTTGAGGTACGTTCCGTTCGGAAGCTGATATTGCTTTGCCATCTAGCTCACCGTGATCAGCGGGTCGACGTACACGGTGTAACTCGGCTTCGCCAGAGCCACGCGGACGCGCCAGATGCCTTTCTCTTGCGGCGTGAAGGTCACGGCGAGCTTCTGCTTGTTCGGGTTGGTCAGGCCGGTCGTGGTCCAGGCGACCGTACTGGTCGCCTGATCCGCCGGCGTCGAGAGGACGCCGGCCATGCGATCGTTGATCTGGCTACCGAGCGGGACGCCGGCCGTCCCGAGGTACTCCGCTTCCACCCACACCTCGTCGTCCTGGAGGTTCGTGAGGCTGTCGTGGAGGATCTCCAGCGTGAGCGTCTTGCTCGACCCGCTCGTGTCGTTCCAAGCAGAAATCCAGGGTGTATAGAAAGGGTAGACGAATTCGGAGTTCGCCGTGCTAGCGAGCTTCCAGGCAAGCGTGGTTGTTCCATCGCTAGCGCCGCCCGTGCGAACGACGGTGGTCTCATGCACAAGCGAGCCACAATAGTCCTCGACGTACGTCCGGTAGTTCGTGTCGGCGGAGTCGCAGTTGTACAACTCAACTCGCGCGCCACCTGGACCCGGGATCGTGCCGGAGGTGACCGCGACGCTCGCCCCCAGCTTGCAGTTCTCGAAGCGGATGTTGTACGCCTTCTGGCCTCCCACACCGACGAGCGCCTTCCCGGAGCCGAGTACCGACATGTCAAGGCCGCGCACGACGGTTGGCAGACCAGGCTCCGTGTTCTTGGTCGGAAACAGCGCGACCGGCAGCGTCGCACTCGACAGCAGCGAGCCACCGATGATGTCAACGTGCGGGCCAGGGTCGAGGCCCTGCCCCGTCTGGTCGAAGCCGTAGGAGCAGTTGATCGCTCGGGCCCGGACAGCCTCGTGGTGGTTCGCGTTGGACCGGAAGATCCCTGAGTTCGCCAGCGCCGTCAGCACCAGCTTGCAGGTGTCGAACACGAGGAACGAGGTCGCGGTGTTCACCACGAGCATCAGTGACCGCCCGCCGAGCAGGTTCAACCCGTAGATGTAGGCGTGTCCCTGCATCGTGATCTCGGTGTTCGTCGCGCCCTGGATCGGGTTCGTCTGCGTGGCGAGCGCCGTCGGGGGCTGTGGGTTGCTGGTGTCGTTCACGACGAGGAACTGGCTCGGGCTCGCTGCCGTACCGCCGAAGTTGATGGTGTGACCCGCGCCGCTCAGCGTCTCCGCGTGATCATCCGAGATGAACAGACGATCTCCAGCCAACATGACAGCGAGCGCCCCGGCGAGTGTCGCCTTCGCCAGAGCCCAGGTTGTCCCGTTGTCGGCGTCGTTCCCGTCCGTCGAGCGAAGGTAGTAGTCAGCCATCAGGCCCCCGTCGCCGCACGCTGCTCATCAAGTAACGCCTTCTGGGCATCGACCTTCGTGCGAAGCTGCGCCACTTGCGGATCGGTCAGGTTGAACAGGTTCCTGAGTTGCGCGTTGGTTAACGTCGAGAGGTACGCACCGATCATCATGGCCTGCTCGCGCGTTGCAGACTTGTATTCTCGGCGCACGAACGCAGCGTTGTCGTTCGCGGTCGAGTACACGAGCGTCGGCACCGCGAGGTCGCCGTCTTGCGAGATGCGCGAGAAATTCAGGGCGATCTCGGTGTCGGAGAGCCAGCCAGGGAGCGCCGCTGCTGTCGCCGCAAGCCAGGGCGCGACATTGACTCCTGCATTCGCCATATAGAGACGGAAGTGCGCCACGCCAAGGTGATCGATATGCCGCTCACGAATGTGACGACGCCCGTCGATCTGCGCGGCGTCCTCGATGATAGATGACGATACTATCGCCATCTCACGCCCCGCGCGGGATCACGATTAACTGCCGGTTCGCCCTTGCGCTCATCCTTAGCTCGCGTCGTCATCCCAGTACGACACTTCCCAATGGATCGTGCCGGTCCCGGTGACGACGAGGTCAAGGGCATTCCCGGCGGTCGTACCGAACAGGAAGCCCGGGGGATTGATCGCGGAGGCCACGACACCCTCGCGCGTGTTCAGCGACCATTGAAGCGACGTCATCGACCCCGCTGCGCCGTCGCGCATCTGCACGGTCATCGTATCGTTCCGACTCTGAACAGCGAAGGCGAAGACCTTGAGCCGCTTGCCACCGACAGCAGCGATGATCGATGCTGTCGCAGCCGTACTCCCGGCCAGCCGCTTGAGGGTCTTGCCTGCCCCGCCGTCAGTGATCGTCCCGCTGACCGGGACCGCGCTCTGGTTGCTCGCAATCGCGACAGGGACGCTGGACGCCATGACCGCTTGGCCGACAGCCGGGATCTTGTCCGTCCCGGTCTTGACGCCCGCGAGGGTCGTCTCGGTCGCAGCACCCGTCGGTAACGGCAAGCTCGAGGCGCTGACGGGCTGCGTACCCTGCCAGAACGTGCCGCTGACGGGGACGGCGGACTGGTTGTTCGCGATTGCGACCGGCACGCTCGCGGCCATCGCTGCCTGCCCGACCGCTGGGATCTTATCGGTCCCCGTCTTGACGCCGGCCAGCGTCGTCTCCGTCGCTGCCCCGGACGGTAACGGTAAGCTAGCCGCGCTGACCGGCTGGGTCGCCTGCCAGAACGTCCCGGTCACGGGCTGCGCGGTCGCGCCCGTCGGGTCCACGCGGACCGGGGTCGTCGCGTCACCGAGATTGCCGCCGCCAGACACGACCGCCTTGAGGACGACCGGGAGGGCATTGATGACCCCGCCGCCGGTGTCGGTGTCCTGCGGGCTGTACTGGTCGAGGGCCGCGACGTCGATCTTCCCGCAGTCGCGGAGCGCGCGGTCAGACGGGTCCGTCGTGACCGTCCCCTGAACGCGCGTGACGTCGACGTCCAGTCCGTTCGTCGCGTCCCCAGGGATCGCCGCGCTACTGTCGGCAGTCCCGTCTAGGAGCTTGACCTTCTGGACATGCTCGCCGCCGGACAACTGGTCCGTAGCGAGCGTTTGCCCGCCCGAGCCGGCGTTCAGTACGACGTTGTCAGGCATCAGCCTTTCCTAGTCAGTAGAGAACGAGCGGAGGCCCCGTGAGGAGCCCCCGCCCGCAGTGAGGGTGAGACTACCGGGCCACAGAGTAGACCAGGAGCAGGTACATCTCGCCCGCGGCCGGGCTGTTCTGAGTGGCGACCAGGGCCTCGATGTCGACCGAACCGATCGAGTCCATGACGAAGTACCCGACGGCCGGAAGGACCAGGGCCGCATCGAGCGCTGAGGTGATCGACTGCGCGGACAGGAACGCGGCCGCGCCGGCACTGACCGTCGAACCGGCGGGGGTCACGTAGGCCGTATGCCCAATCGAAAGGACAGCGCCGGACGTACCGGCAGGGCAGACGATACGGCTGATGTCCGGGAAGATGATCTTGCGGCCCGGAGGCAGCGTGATCAACTTCGCCGTGCCCGTACCCGCCACGGTGAAGGTGAGCGAGGCGTGGGCGACGTGGAGGTTGCCGTCCCAGTCGGCACCGGAGACGTAGCCACCGGCCGCGACTGCGGCATACTGCGCGGAGACTGCGGGGGTGAGCGGCATTTGCGTACTCTCCTTGAAGAGGCTGTTGGTGTGATGCGGCGGGGCCCGAGAGGACCCCGCCGCGGTTACTCATGCGCCGCCAGAACTACGTGGCGAGCGCCTTGATCTCGACGATCTTCTTCTCCTGCATCCGCACCGCACCGAAGCCCGCACGCGCGTAGACGTACGTGCTGAACCGCTTGTCGGCACGCTCGGAGACCCGCGTCTGCACCTCGAGACCCGAAGTGAAGAGCAGGCCCGTCTTCACCCAGCACGGCAGCCGAAGGTAGCTGTTACCGTCGAGCGGGATGAGTTCGGTATGAACGAACTTGAAGCCGACGAACGAGTCGATCTCGCCGCGGACCAGAGCACGCACCGAGTTGTAGTCGGCGTTGGTGGCCTGCGTCGAGTTCAGGAGATCGGCCATGGCCTTCGCGTTGATCGCGATGTAGGCCTGGTCACCGTCCGAGAGCGCCTCGTTCTTGCGGAGAATCCGCTGCGCCTCGATCAGCTTGGGGATGGTGAGACCGACGTTGGTGCCGCCATAGTTGATGGCGACGACCTGGTTGCTGGCATCGAAGACGGTCGACGTCCCACCGGACTTCCCGGTCTTCGCCGTCCCGTACATCGAGTCGAGGATGACCTCGTCCTGCTTGCGACCGAGCGCGTACGCCGCGTTCTGCGCGTACGGGCTCTCGGGGCTGATCAGCGCCCGGACCTTGTCCCAGTCGTCGATCAGGTCGCCCCAGTCATACCACTTCATGGTGACCATGCGCCTGTCGTGGGGGGTCTCGTTCAGGGGCGAGTCGCCGTGCCGGGTCTGCACCTCGGACGCTGCGACCACGCCGATCTGCTCGTAGTAGGCCTCTTCCGACTTCTGCACCTCGTTGCGGACGGCGCTCCGAAGACGAGAGCCCTTCTGCTGAAGAAGCATCTCGACGTTGGCACCGTACTGCTTGACCAACGCTGTATCGATCTGCTGAGACATGGATGTCCCTCCGTAAGGGATCAGTGGGTTGTTGCGACTGCGAACGGAGGGTTCCCGGGCGTGCCGGCCCTACCTTGGCTGCTAACGTGAGCCCACGACGCGCTGTCTCTCCAGCGTGTTGCCCGGCCTCTCGCGAGGGTATCGGGCGTTGGGATCCGGTGTCAGACCGACGGCTACCGCCGCCGGATCGTGACCTCGTACTCCCGGTTCAGGACGTCGAAGAACTTGTCGTCCCGCGCGGACGTGAAGGTCACCACGATGTCCGCGATGGTGTCGGCCATGTCCCCCTTGAACTCCTGACTGGTCTGGGGGATGAGCGTCGCCGTCGTCGCCGCATGGGCGGACGCCTTGAACACGAGCTTCTTCTCCACGGCTGTTCCCTCCTAGCTGGGATAGGCGATCTGGAAGAGTTCGCGAACCTTCCCGACGACCGCCGCGTCGCCAGCGCGGTACTCGGCCGTGTTCATGAGCTTCGAGATCTCGGCCTTGGCGTCGTTGGAGCCCATGCCGAGGTTGTCCGTCTTGATCAGTCCGTCCTCTGCCAGATCATTCGCGATCCGGTGGATGAACTTGAGGAAGGCCGGGTGGTTCCCGACCGAGAGCTTCTCTCCATTCGCGAGGGCTAGCTCGCCGTCGAGCATCGTCTTCAGGTCCGGGTCACCGTAGTCGCCGACGACGCGGGAGACGAGCCCGAGATTCCGCTGCGTGAGCGGACCCCATTCCTGCTTGATCTGCTCGAAGCCCTTCGCGAGCCGCGCGGCGTTCCCGGCCTGATCCTGCTGCACGATCCCGGTCGCCCACTCCGTATACCAACCGCGGAGGGCATCGACCTGGACCTTCGTCATGCCGGCCTCGTGCGCCTTCTTGAGGAAGCTCTTCTCGGAGTCCCGATCCCAGGGGTTCGCGCCTTCGGGAAGCTGGTATTCCCCGTACTCATCGTGCTTCTCCGGGACGCCGATCTTCCGGCGGAACTCCGCGATCTCCTCAGGGGTCGACTTCTCGGACGGGAGCGGGACCCTCGAGCCGAGCATCCGCTCGAGGTTGACATACGCCTGGGCGACGTCTGCCGGTGCCTTGAACTTCGTGAGCGACTTCTCCGAACGCAGCGCGTCGGGGAGTGTCTCGTACCAGGACTTCGCGGCTGCGTCGCCTTCGCCTTCCGGGCCGCTGCTCTGGTTGTCCGGTGTTACCTGCTCGTCACTCACGCATAGCTCTCCTGTTTCGGTCCAGTCGGTATGGTCTCGACGTCATCGGGGACCAGGACGAAGTCCGTCGGCTCGGGCTCGCGGTCGGCCAGGTGGATGATCCGCATGGCGACGTCGCGCTGCCCTTCGTGATAGGCGGTCTCGTGGGTATCACCCTTCGTGTACGAGCCGCGCAGAATGAACGCTTTCTTGAGGTCGTCGATCACGACCTCGGGGATCTGTCGGTAGGCCGCGAAGATTTGGCCCTGCTCGGAGAGGACGTTCTTCATCCTGGAACCCCGGCCCCGACCATGCCGCCGGCAGGGAGGATCCCCTGCTTCTGCGCCTCGGTGAGCGCCTTGATCGCAGGAGCGCTCCGGCCAGCGACGCCGGCCATCTGCTCGGCGGCAGCTAGCTGACGCTGTTCCTGCTGCTGCTCTGCGCGAGCGGCTCGCAGTTCCTCGACCTTCTCGCGGGAGTTCAGGAGCCGGGCAGGGACCCCGACATACTCGCCGGTCGCCCGCGCATACTCCTCGAAGTTGACGACGTCCAGGACTTCCGGCTTGACCTCCGCGATCGGGAGGAGTTGGTTCATGAAGCGCTGGGCGGCGACCGCATCCTGCAGGCGCTGCGCCCGAGCGAGGGGGCCCTCGTACTCGATATCGAGCGGGACTCCTAGCTCCTGGAGGATCTGATCGAGGGCGACGAATGGGCTCTCTTCGCCAAGATGCTGCGTCTGGCGGTAGCGGATCCAGAAGACCCGCTCGAGCATCGGGTTCAGGTACTCCGCGATCAGCCGGCCAAGCGTCGGGCCGAGGACCCGCTGCATCAACTCGAAGCGGATCTGGACCTCGTAGGCCGTCATCTGCGGGCCTTCCTGCAACTGCAGCTGATCGGAGAAGAAGATCCGGCGGATCTCCTGGCGGACCTTCTCTTCCTCCATATCCGCGACGTCGAAGCGCCCGTTCAGGGCGAGGACCTGGACAGCTTCCATGTCCCGGACATGCGTGATCCCGAAGGGGGAGAGCTTGACCGTCCCGATCACACCCTCGTCGCGGACCTTGACAGGAGGGGCGACCGCGACAGCCCAGGCGCGCAGCTTCAGTTCGACGGCCTTGTTGAGCGTCTTGATCGCGGGCAGGGCCGTGAAGCCAGGGCCATGCCCATAGATATTGTCGGACGTCTTCGCCCAGCGCGGGACCTGGAAGGGGTTCTCGCGGAAGCCGCCCTCATCGACGATGATCGGGCCCTGCGGATCGACGTAGCAGGAGACGTAGGGGAAGTTCTTCTTCCCGCCCTTCTTGAAGGGGTTGTAGTCCGCTCGCGGGAAGACCGCGTGCAGGATGACGACCTGCTCGGCAGGGTCCCGCTCGGCGATCTTCCGGGTCGCTTCCGAGAGCTTCATGCCCCACTTCGCGACAGCCGCCCGTGCGGAGAGCTTGATATCGCGGTAGACCGTATCGACCCGGCCCTCGGCATTCTCGTCGATCCAGTACGTCCCCGGCGCGAGGGAGGTGAACCGAAGGCCAGGGAGTGGCTGCTCGTTGTTCGGGTCGCGCTCCTCAGAGAACTGGGCGGCGATCCCGAAGGCCCCGAGGTCGAGGTAGACCTCGTGCCCCTCCGAGTGATGATTGCTCTGCGCGATCGAGTCGTACATATCGGACGCGCACTTCTCGAGGAGGAGCGTGACCTCGTGATCCTTCGCGAACTCGAGCCCGCGGAGACGGAGCCCGAACCAGCGAGTCGCGGCGGAGGTCAGCGAGCCCATCATGCTCGCGGCGAGAAGCTCGTTCGCGTGCGGGGCCGTCGCGTCGTACAGCTTCTGGAAGATCAGGGCTGGATTCGTCGTCCGGCCCAGGACGTTCCCCGCTCGAGGATGGATGAACTCCGCTAGCTCCTGCCAGATCGGCTCGGAGTTCCGGCGCACGCGCGCCATGAGGTCACGGCGCTCGATCAGGAACTCTGCCTTGCTCTGCGGCACGGGCTAGCCGAGCTTCTCGTTGATCGCTGGGGCATAGGTCGGGGCAGGAGAGACATCCCCGAGCGGGCCGCCAGCAGTCGCGAGGGAGGCCTGCCGGCCACGCCGACGCTGCCGGCTCTTCTTCTCCTCAGCAGCCGAGCGCTTTGCTTCCTCCGCGTCCGGGTCCGGCGGAGAAGGCGGAATGGCCGGTGACGGCGCGCGACCGCCACCCTTGCAACGAACGATCGTCATCTCCATGAATCCGTACTCCTCACCTGGTAAACGGCGACCAGTCGCTATAGGCCCGCGATTCGCGCTCGACGGCCAGGGTCTCCCAGGGATCGCGGTGCCAGGAGACCTCGCTCTTCTGCGGGCGCTCGTGCGCCCAGGCGTCCCAGGTCTGACCCTCCGCATATTCCTGCCGAGCGACGGCGCTCGAGGAGCCAGGATCGAACCAGCCGATCGCGCGGTAGCGGACCATATCCGCGGTATGGGAGGTCCAGTCATGGAGCGGGACCTGCCTCCAGGTCTGGGTCTTCTCGTCGAAGTCCCGGCGATAGGAGGCCAGCTTGTCGATGAGCTTCTCGCAGGTCCGCTCATTGAACTGGCTGACGGGGAGGATCCTGCGGACGGCTGCGATCCCGTCAGCGAGCGAGAGCTTCGGGACGACCGTGAAGTGCAGGCCCATCCTGGCAGCGATCTCCAGGCGCGTATTGCCGGAGACGAACTCCCTGACCCCGAGGTCGAAGGGGCCGTAGTGCTGCCCATAGATATAGGGCTTGCGCTTCAGTTCGCCCCAGTAGTAGTCCAGGCCCTTCCCGCTCTCCTCGAGGTAGTCGATCCAGCGACAGACCCCCTGGACGGTCTGCGTGAAGCCGATCGCCGTCGCGTCATCGACACCGAGGTCCCAGGCCGTATCGACGACGAGGCCGGGCTGGTAGGGCCAGGACCCGATCCGGCCCTCCTCTCGAGCGGCCTTGAGTTGGTCGGCATAGTAGGCACCGACCATCGCGCCCTCGAAGCTGCAGTAGAACTCCTGCTGGATCAGTTCCTCGGGCATCCCGAGCCGGCGCTCTTCCTCGATATCCGAGCGAAGGACGACGGGGGTCCCGTCCTCACCTGGACCGTCGCGGCGGGTCTGATCGACGGTCAGGATGCTCGTATACCAGGTCGGCTCCGCGAGGGCGGCTGTCAGGAGACGATGCCCGTGATTCTTCCCTCGAGGGGTATAGACGAAGACAGCCCAACCGCCGTTCTCCGCGAGGATCGGGCGGACGAGGTCCCAGCCCTTCGGGTTCTGGATCGCGTACTCGCTGAAGACACACCCGATCGGGTTCGTCCCGACGATCCCGTCGATGTTGTCGGAGCCGACGAGTTGGAAGACGGAATGCCGGCCCTCCCCGATATCGAGGACGATCTTCAGTTCCGTCTCGTTCTTCGCGATGACGGAGCCGGCAGGGAAGTGAGCGAGGAAGGGGGTCCCGTCCCGATCGATCCCGTCCCAGATGATCCGCTTCGCCTGCGTATAGGTCGGCAGGAAGTAGTAGTACGTGCCCGGCCGCTGGAACATGGACCAGATCGTCCAGTTCAAGGTCGTCAGGTCCTTCCCGCTCCGTCGGTGCCAGACCAGGGCTGCACGGCGGGTCCCGCTAAACATCGCAGCCCAGAAGGGCTCCTGATAGCTCCGCGGGTTGTAGCGGACGGGTAGGGGGGAATCGGACAGAAGGGACTCCTTCAGGAAGACGTATGGCGTGGTGAGCTACAGGGGCCCCCGTCTGGCCGGACTTGCACCGACTGAGGCGCTAGCACCCCCGATACGCACGTCTGCAGCGTGCCGCAGCGGGAGCCCCCGAGCTTCTCGAACCCGGAACCTACGTAAGCGCGGACAGCAACCCTAGCCGGAGAGCCACGCGCGGCGTTTTTGGCCCCCCGGCCCCCCTCTGGGGCCCCCCCATGGACTGAGGTGAGCCGAAGAGGGCGGCGCATCCACTTACTACGCACCGGCGCGCACTTGCGTCGCACCCCCGCAGCAGGGGCGCATAACAC